CCCCTCCACAAGGGGCAACAGCTATTGTTCTTAAAGTAAAATCTGTAGCAGATGTTTTTGGGACGTAAAGTATTAGTGTATTTAAGGTTTCCTCTGTAGTAGCAGACCTCTTATTACTTAATGATACCGTACTTAAAACATTATCGGTTACCCAATTAGTTCCATCATACATATATGTTGGTAACGACAAAGAGCTGAAATTATAAGACGAGCAAGGAGCTGTGGCTCCACTTGAAAAGAAGCTTAAATTAAACGTAACAGGGGCGTTGATTTGTCCGAGAGCCTCATCGGCTGTGTCTGTTGAACTAAACTTAACATCGTATTGAATATTATCTTTCATTAGCTGAATACCAATTGGAAACGACCCCACATTACTAACAGTTAATTTAATAGCTCCTATAGCCGAGCTAAAAGTAGTCTTTAAATCATACCTAGCAACATCAACTGTAGGTATGGTAACCCCGATAGTGCAAGGGTATGTTACGCACGTTGGGCAAGTGGCATTAATACCTAAGACACCGGTAAGTTGGTATCTAGTAACGACTCCATCTGAGTAGTAACCATCTTGCGAAGGAGTAGACAACAAATCGTCATCGTAAACTGTAGTAGCCTCACTAAATGTAGGAGCGTTAAAGTATTTTGTTAAATATTCTGACATAGTTTATTTTTTTTAGCAATCACAACCTGTTACACTTATTACAACACCCTTCTGTAAAGGAGTATAAGTAGGGTAAGAACTTGAACAAAATACTACTGAAGTTCCTGCTACTACCGCGGTTGGCCCTCCTACACTAGTTGTAACCCCTATCGTAGCAATACCATTGTTAGTTATTGTATATTCTGTATTAGTAGCAGTACATACACACTCACAACATACCTCATCTAAGTTTGGTATAGTCTCTCCTCCCACCTGAACACATAATGTCTCAGGGGTTGAGGTCCTTAAGTCGTATATTAAATACAAGAAATTATTAGTTGTTGAATATAAAAATGAAGACGATGTAAATGTTGGGTTCGAGCCCGATTTAGTTAGAGTAGTAGAAGCTGCTAACATTGCATTTATATCAGAAACATTATTACCGTAATCTGAATTTGAAATTAAATATTTGAAATTATCTTGAATATCAACGTCATAGTCATCTAAAGGCAACCATTTACTAGTCCTTAAGTCTACGTAACTAGCATTACTAGGAAATACTGAGTCTCCTTTAAACCCTACTTGCTCTGTAAATACTGAAGCAAATACAGCGGCTCCTGTAGTATTTTCTATAAACTCAATCTGCGTATCAGGGCTAGAGTTATCAGAGTTTATATCCACAAAATTATGACCTATATGTAAAAACTTCCCTACATCACTATTGTTTGTAAGAACTATTGTTTTTAAAGTAATAGGAACACCTGTAGGGCATTGAGGTGTTATTGTAGACGTGGAGCTACCTAAAGTATTTGTTATTGTAATAGAGGCTGTATTAGGCGTAGTTGTTGGTTTACCAAAAGCAACAGAACCATCACCACTTAAAGCTGTATGAGATGTTATTGTTCCTTGATAATTTATTGATATACCAATTAAAGAACCGGCAGGTACATCATAATTAATATTTGTTTGACCTGTAGTAGTAGGTAAGTTTACACAGAAAGTTTGCGTAGAACCTAATGGGTCTCCTGAGAAATCAATCGTTCTTGAAGTTCCACAAGGTGAACATACATCTTCAGTTGGAAGTGCAGTATCGTTGCTTGTTAGAACGTATTCATTCATATATGGGTCATAACCTCCTAGCTTTTGAGTCTTAAAGCTATCCGTAAATAAGTCTCTAAACCAACCACGCATCCCAAACTCTGATATAACATTTAACTGCTCGCTTGAAGCACTACTACCTTTAAGCTGTAATAAAGCTCCTCTTTTAGAATCAGTAAAGAATTTATCGGCTCCATAAGAAACAAAACTCTCAGGGTTATTACTAATACCAAAATCTTCAGTTCTTGCAATTTGAAGTCCTAAGACCTCAGGCACTGACGTAAGAACATTACCTCCTGAAGCGTCAGACAATAAGTTTTTTCCGGCTAGTACGTAGGAAATCTTATCTTCTTGTAAAACAAGAACGTCTGTCTTTCTACCGTCTATCTTGTTAATATCACCAAAGGATGATTCAAGTGGTTTAAAATTAAGAAGACCTAAATTAAATTCATTAAGTCTATTTATATTAGTCTCTTGATTATATAGCCCACTATAGGTAATATCACTATATCTATGCGTTCTTTTATACTCTTGCTCAGAAGCAGATGTTACTCTATTACCTAAGTTAAAGCCATCACTTGTAATTGAATCTTCAATCTTATAACTTTCAACTCCATTACCAAAAGAATAGCAGTTAAAAAAGTTTAAATAGAACACACCATTTTGTGTAGCAGATTGGTCTTGGTCTAATGCATTAGCAAAATTACCTCCATCAAGATGAAAGCCGTTGCCATCAGTGCTTATAGGGTATGAGTCCTGTCCTTCGTACCATACATCAGGAAGTGCGTCAGTTGGCTTCGTTTCAAATACAATAACTCTGTCATTTCTAAGTATTGTGAATTCAGCTTGTATATTTGCTGACCCACCAAAAAGTTCAGATGCACCACAAGCTCTTGTTCCTTTTATTAAAAAAGCAATTTCAGATGTAGCAGAATCTTTATACCATTGATAAAAATATTTGGTTGTATTACCTGAGGAACCTTGCTCTGCAAATATTTCTAAGTCATAGTTATTTGTGGCAGGAGTGCTTATATATGTGTTAGTTATACTACTAGGGCTTTTAGTTCCCGAATCTATTATGTCCCCGATACTGTCTCCATTCCACCAATCTATTATATTACTATATAATTCTGAAGAAATGAACTCTCTTTCAATCTTGTAACTTCTTGAATCACATCCATTTGTAACCCCACCTGTATTTCTGTATAAATTAAATTTGATTTTTATTCTACTTCCCTGCGGTATATTCCAATTAGTAAATACTCCTGAAGCGCTATCATATGATTTTTGAAAATTATTATAAAACATAAGAGCTCTACCCTCCGGAGTGGAAAAACTACTAATTGCAGCATAAACTGAAGAAAACGTATCAGACTCAACTCGAACTTTTTCATATCCCGGAAGCACAAACGACCCTTCTATTGGTGCGGCTGTAAAGCTATTTGGTAATATTTTCATATATACTCCCGATGGCACAACTATAACAGTACCACTTTCGTCTAGAGGTTTTATAAACCCTTCTAATTGAGCTTTCTTTTCCAACACTACAGCAGTGGCACAAGTTTCTAAATTACCTGATGAATCAACTTTAACATTAAGTGTATCACCATCTTCAATTTTTGCAATATTCTCACCTTCTAGTAAAAAATAACAATTATTATCAAGAGGGTCTGTAAAAAATATGCTAGAGTATATAGTTTCATAAGTATCAGCGTCCGGTTTTATAACAAACTTATATCTTTTAGCCCACGAGGGAGCTCGTTGAGACGGAGGTATATTTACTATTATTTTATTTTGAGTAAAACTGTTTAGACAAGGAATGAAATTATTATTATTATCACTTGTTAATACAGATGTAGCTCTATTAAACTCATCCATATAAACCATACCAACCTCATAACCTCTATTGCTATGAAGACTTCTTTTATTACCTGCGGTTGTAAATGTTACAGAAACATTTGATAATTTATAAAACTCAAATTCTTCCGCATCGTTAGTTGGTTTGTTTTCAAAACCTACAGCAGGAATGGTTAGTGTCATTACATTCACAAGCGGTGAAACAAACATCCCTTGATTTGATATAGTTATACCGGAATTAAATTTAGTCCAAATATCACTCCCACCTGCTGAACCTAATGTGAGTGGTATGCTACAGTTAAATCTATCACTAAAAGAACTTCCAATACACGCATTAGCAATTAATGGTTGTATCTCTGTAATCCTATTTTGAAAATCAGCATCATTTACCATTTCAGTTACAGATGAAAAACTTTGCCTTAAAGTATACGTAAAACTTTGGGTAGTAATTGGTGATGTATTAGGAGGGTCAGTAGCTGAAGTTCCATTAAACTTATCGTGAGCTATATCAAATTCAATTGTTATAATAGAATTTACTAATAACTTATCTTGTACATCACTAAAGTCTGCAGACAATGAACCATCAGCAACAATAGTTGACCCACTAACGGTATAATTTGCTGATAAAATGTTTGTTGTAAGATTAAATGTCTCAGATACAATACTATCTATACCCGTATAATAATCTAGATTAGAATCAATATCGTAACCCTCATAATAGTTACCATACATTAATCTATTACCCATTAATGTTTGAGCATTAGCAAGCAAGGGTACGTTATCATAAAGCCTTAATATCTCTCCACTTGAAAGTATAGTGAATATTTTTTTGTTATTAAAAGAATACGTCTCTATAAGGTTATTTCCGTAATTTAACTTAGACTTATCTAGTGACTCTATTAATTTAATAGCGTTAGATGTTGATTCTTTAAATAAAATATCTATTCCTGTTACTAAAGCATCACCTGTATTAAAAGATATTATAGCAGAGTTAATGGAGTTAATCATTCCTTGATTTAAACCATTAGAAATAGAAAAATTATTAGGCACAAACACAGGGTTTGTAAACTGAGATGTAGCAGAATACTCATTATCTTCATACTTATAACGATAAGCAAAACAAAGAAATTTATCTTCCATATATAAATCAGACTCACCTATAGTATTAGTAGTAATAGTAGGAGCCTGAGTAGGTGGTTTTGCTATAACCAATAAAGAATTATAAGAAAAATTATCACTTCCTGTAATGCTAGAAGGATACCCGTAATCTCTAGAGGTGTTTATTTTTCTAGGAGGGTTATAGTTATCTGTAAAAAATAATAAATTATCTATCTTGTCAACATTATTTATTAAATACTTTTCATTAAAATTTAATGTAGTATTTGTAATATCATTTTCATTTTTAAAGCTTACTATATGAGTTGTGGTTGAACTAGTTCTAGTATTAAATGATACTATTAAGTCAGCCTTTCCTAGAACTGTATCAGTTGCATTTTTATCGTGTATAAACCAATAAATAGTTTCATTAGCACCATCTTCAAAAGCACCTATACACGTAGCATTTGCACTTAACGGATATGATACACTAGAGTATACCCCTAAGGTAATATCTGTAAGTAAACTATTTCCCTTTGAGTTTTCAACAGAACCAATCTCTGAATCCTCGGTAGACCCAAGGCGTACATTTAACGCATCAATGTACTGACCGTTAGGCACAAGTCTCTCATCAAGTGACTTGTTCATCTTACCCGATATGAAATTTCTTTTACTATTAGCCATACTACTTAATCCACTTATTTTGTCCTCTTAGATTCATTAACAATCTTCCCGGATGAATATTACTGATTCTTATCTTTGCGTTACGTAGAAGGGCTGATTTCTTCTTCTTAGCCCTATTTACCACGTATTCCTGAACACCAAGTTTACTATCTAATATAGAGTATTGGATATATGAGTATACATATTCTTCAAATAATTTATTGACAGTTATAAGTGAATTATCACCACCCTCCATTCCATCAGATACGTACTCAACTATTACGCTCTTACCTAACATCGTAGAATCAAAATTAATAACGCCTGCTTTAGCATCTATTCTAAAAGTAGGGTTAGCGTTGGCAGTCTCTGTATTAAGCCCGTAGCGAGCTCCTATTGCAAAATCAAAGTACCAATTACCATCACAGTTACGACCTTCTGAGCCATTGTATGCACTGCTTTCATTAAGATATATAGTTTTTTTAGTGCCGTTTATTCGAGCAATATCAATAGGTGAGAACTCAGGTTTTAACACACTACCTTCCTCATCAAACAATATCTTATCATTATTATCCATTAAGTATGCTTGAGCTGATGTCAATTGAATGTTTTCAGTCATTGGATACAAAACACCATTTTGAAACAAAGAAATACGAACCCAATTAACATAGTCAGAAGGCAATACAATTCTTACAGCATCATCAACTTTTAGTTGTAAAGCTTTAATTTCTTTAAACGCATCGTAGTTAAGTTCTTGAACCGCACGTTTAGCGTGGAACAAAATCTTATAACGCTCTTCGTTATTAATTAGAGAATGGTTTCCTTGATACATCAACATAAAGTTGTTGACTATATCTTTTAAGCTAACGTATTGGTACGAGCCCCAATTAGCATCCTCAGGATTTACTCCTGAATTTTCGTAGTACTGATACTGAGATATATATGCCATTATTGTTGTGTATTATTTTGTGTTTCTTGACCTTGTGCAAATTGTACCACCGCAGCCTCACGTATTTCAACACCTGCGTACTGACATATCTTAATGACCAAATCATTTAGGTTATCAAGTGGTAACTCAAAGTCTTGGTAATCTGAATTAGACGCATTAAATACAGGACCTTGTGCTTCTAATGCTATATTGTAAGTCCATTTAGGTGTTAGTGGGTATCGAACGTACTGTGATGATATATCTGTAGCTCCTGTAATTGTAGCAGGATACACAGTCATTATAGAACCTTCAGTTGTGTACGCAGGAAAGTCTTTACTTGGGGCTGTTATCATAGAGTTTAAAAGCATAGTAATCTTGCTTTGATTCACACGTTCAACCTCTAAACCTTTATAAATAACTTTATTCATTAAATAATAATCAGAAGGCATTGTATAGGTGTTATCTGCGGCTGCAGTCTGAGCTAGTGTTGCTGTCTTTGAAAACAAGTCAATCACCTCAAGTATACCTTTTGATATATCCGCATAGTCAGTACCTGACCTACGAGCATTCTCTAAGTTTATTTGCGTATTGTAATCGTAAAAGTAATTCTCAAATATCTCTAACTGAGCTTGTTGTGCATACAGGTTAAAGTCTGATGGGGAAAGGTATCCGTAGTTATTCTTATTAAGTATAGCAAGGACTGTATTTCTTACTGTATCTATCATCTTAAAATCTTTTTACAAATATACGCAAAAAAAAAGAGCCCTATAAAAAGGCTCTTTAGTAGTTTAATTATAATGTTACTAACCCATATAGTAGTTTGTTATCTCTACGGGAGAAATTATATCAAGAACAAGAGACGTTGCATTTGCATTCTGTGCCTGTATCATTTTGTCTTGAAAAAAGTTCCTCATTTGTTGAGGAGAAGTTTGATTACTTCCTGTAAAAAATAAATTTAAAACATCACTTCCTTCGGGAGTCTTCCCGTAAGTTAATGTAATACTATTAGTACCAATTTCAATGGCTCCTAAGTTATCTAGACCTACCAATAAATCTCTTTCACCTTCGCTTGATTGAGAAGCTTTAAATTTTAAAAACTTTGCCATATTAAGTAAGTGTTATAGTTTTAATATAATAAGGGACATTGCTAGAGTTATTATAAAACTCATTTAGTGGTATGTCTAATCGGTTACTAGTAGCGTTAGTTACTAACAACCTCTCTAACCAACGTAAATATAGTTTAGTTAAAAAAGAATCTGTTACAGGAGTCCCTATTGGTAAATACAGTTGTTGGTTAGTACTAAGTCCTTGTGAAAAATCAACACTAAGGCTTCCTGTAATATCTCTAGCTACAATATACCCCTCTATAGACATCAACACGTTTCCACGAGTATCATCGTTAGGAGAGAATATTGAGTACCCTTGAGATACAACTAAGAATATATCTTCTGATATACCTAATATACCACTTACAATTTGGGAAATATCAGTAACAGTAGCTTGAGCCATTGTCGTTGTATTTACAACCACATCACCTACCTTAATACCATCGAATGTAGTGGTAGTATCAAATAAAAAATTAACCTGCACTGACGAACTAATACTAGTCCCGCTTGTTAATGCTATGGGTATTCCTAAATACTTTGCCATACCTATATATTTAAGATAATGCTATTGCTGTAATAACCATTAAAGAACCGTCTGCTGTTCTAATAGAAGCTAAGTTTAAAGTCTGAATTGTTTCTCTCCAATTAGAGCTATGAAGATTTACAATAGCATTTTGTATAGCATCTCTCATCCCTAAAGGTTCGGATGCTAAAACAGCAGAGTGAGTTAAAGTTATAGTATCATTAGCAGCAGTTCCTGTACTATAATGAATTTCAGTCTTTGTGGTAGGAGTAGAACTATTAAGCTCTACTGTAGCTATCATATCAACACCTATAGTTACACTTGGAGAACTATTTCCTGTTATCGGTAATTTTAAATACTTTGCCATAATTATGCGAATGCTATATTAGATATTAATACTTGAGTTCCATCAGCGGCATTAATTCCTTTTAAATCTAAAGGAAAAACTACATCAGTATAAGAGCTCTTCATTGATTCAGCCATAGCATTTGTGATTGCTATACGTACACTATGGTCATTTGCTGTCATTGCATTATGTGTTATAGTAGCTGTATTTCCACCAATAAGAGTTGAAAACTCAATTAATGTTGATGTTGTTGAAGCAGTTTCGCACAGTATTAAAGAAAACACTTGAAGCAATTGTTTTCCTGTATCTGTTACAGGTATTGAAAGATATTTAACCATTTTATAAAGTTTTTAGTTAATAAAAAATATCCCTACAAATATAGCAAAAAAAAAGGAAGCTTTTCAGCCTCCTTATTTTACTACTTAGTCTCTGCGACTTTCTCTAGAAACTCTAAAACCTCTATACCATCATCGCTCTGAAGGTAAGACGATACCACATACAGTGGGTCCTCACCAAACGGAATGGTTAGCATTCGTTTCTTATT